ACCGCGCAAGAACGGCAAGAGCACGCTGGCGGCGGGCATCGGGCTGTATATGATGGTGGCCGACGGCGAGGAGGGCGCCGAGGTCTACAGCGGCGCGACGACCGAGAAGCAGGCGATGATTGTCTTCCGTACCGCGCGGGAGATGGTGCGGCGCACGCCGGAGATGCGCAAGTACTTCGCGCTGGAGCCGCACGAGAAGCGGATTGTGAGCTGGCTGGACGGAAGCCGGTTCGAGGCGCTGGTGGGCAAGCCCGGGGACGGGGCCAGCCCCAACTGCGCCATCATCGACGAGTACCACGAGCATGAGTCGAGCGAGCTGCACGACGTGATGCAGACCGGCATGGCGGCCCGCAGGCAGGGCTTGATGTTCAACATCTCGACGGCGGGCAGCTCCATTGCGGGCCCCTGCTACCTGCTGCAGATGGACGTGCAGAAGGTGCTGGACAAGGTGGTGGAGAACGAGTCGCTGTTCGGCATCATCTACTCGATTGACGAGGGGGACGACTGGAAGGATGAGCGGGTGTGGCGCAAGGCCAACCCGAACTATGGCGTGTCGGTGTATCCGGAGTACATCCGCGAGGCGGTGAACGCGGCGGTGCAGTCGGCGCGCCTCCAGAACGTGACGCTGACCAAGCACTTCAACGTGTGGGTGAACGCGGCGACGGCGTGGATGAACATGGAGAAGTGGCGCACGCTGGCCGACCCCACGCTCAAGATGGAGGATTTCGCGGGCGAGCCGTGCTGGAACGGCAACGACCTGGCGGCGAAGATTGACCTGGCCTCGAGCTGCTTCGTCTTCCGGCGGCAGCACGAGGACGGGCAGGTGCACTACTACGCTTTTTGGAGGCACTACGTTCCGCAACTGACGGCGTTCAGCGGCGAGCACCAGAACTACGAGCAGTGGGTGCACGAGGGCCGGATGGTGGCGCACGAGGGAGCGGAGATCCAGCTGCGCGGCATCCAGCAGGATTTGGAAGCGACGGCGGAGAAGTATGAGATGCGGGCGATGGCCTTTGACCCGTGGAGCGCGCTGCAGATGCAGCAGGAGCTGCAGGCCAAGTTCGGTGCGGACAGGGTGGTGACGGTTCCGCAGACGGTGCAACAGCTTTCGGATGTGATGAAGGAAGTGCAGGCGGCGGTGCACAGCGGGCGGTTCCACCACAACGGCGACCCGGTGGCCGGCTGGGCGATGAGCAACGTGCTGGCGCACGAGGACGCGAACGAGAACATCTTTCCGCGCAAGGAAAAGCACGGCCGGTCGAAGATCGACCCGGTGAGCGCGCTGCTGACGGCGATGCGTTGCGCCTACTCGGCGCCGCTGTCGGCCAGCTTCGAGCCGTTCGTCATATGAGGAAACCATGGGCCTGATGACAAGATTCCGCGCCGCGGTCGAGGCCGCACGGCGCGACTCGCTGGAGAACCCCGCCATCCCGCTTTCGGCGGCGGGCATCCTGAGCGCGTGGCTGGGCGGGGAACCGACCGCCAGCGGCGAACAGGTGAACCTGGGCACGGCGACGCAGATTTCGACGGTGTATGCCTGCGTGCGGGTGCTGGCGCAGGCGGTGGGCAGCCTGCCGCTGCATGTGGTGAAGGTGAGCGACACGGGGCGCATCATCGCCACCGACCACTGGCTCTTCAACCTGCTGCGCTGGGAGCCGAACAACGAGATGACGGCCGTGGGCTTCAAGGAGGCGCTGGTGGCCAGCATGGCGCTGGACGGCAACGGCTACGCCGAGATACAGCGCGACAAGAACGGGCGCGCGGTGGCGCTGTGGCCGCTGCATCCGCAACTGACCAAGCCGGTGCGGCTGACGAACGGCGATTTGGCCTACGAGACGACCGACGGCATGACGCGCAGCCAGTCGCGGCGCGTGGCGGCGGCCGACATGCTGCACTTTGCGCTGTGGAGCCTGAACGGCATCCACGGCATGAGCCCCATCCGGCAGATGCGCGACACGCTGGGGTTGGCCAAGGCGCAGGAGAAGTTCGGGGCGAAGTACTTTGGCAACGGCGGCCAGCCGATGGGCATACTGACCTACGCGGGGGCGATGGACCCCAAGCAGAAGGCGGAGGCCAAGGAGGCGTGGGAGCGGGCGCAGGCGGGCGAGCGCGGGCTGCGCACGGCGGTGCTGGGCGGGGGCTGGGATTACAAGCAGATTTCCCTCGACATGGAGGACACGCAGTTTTTGGCGGCGCGGCAGTTCCAGCGCGCGGAGATTGCGGCCATCTTCGGCGTACCGCCGCACATGGTGGGCGACACCACGCGGCTGAGCAACAATAACCACGAGCAGCAGTCGCTGAGCTTTGTGGTGGACACGCTGAAGCCGTACCTGAGCCGCATGGAGAACGAGATTGTGCGCAAGCTGATGCCCAAGGTGGGGCGTTCGGCGGGCGGCTACGAGGTGGAGTTCGACGTGGAGGACCGGCTGCGCGGCGACTTTGGCAGCATGATGACCGGATTCAGTGTGGGAAGGCAGAACGGCTTCCTGAGCATCAACGACATCCGCCGCAAGCTGAAGCTGGACCCGATTGGGCCGGAGGGCGACGTGTACCTGGCGGCGGCCGGCACGCAGGACGTGAAGCGGCTGCTGACTACCGAGAGCTCGCTGGACGCGCCCGCGAAGCCGGTGGTGGATGTGAAGCCCGCGGCGGCGAAGCCTGCCGGGGATGATGACTTGCCCGAGGTGGACGAGGATGAGGGCGAGAGCGACGGCGAGGCGGGGCGGAGCCTGATTGAGAAGTACGCCGAGGAGTGCATTGAGCCGTTCACGGAGGCATTGAAGACGGTTTATCGGCAGCAGAACACCGATTTACTGGCGATAAGGCTGCATTTCGATTCCCTATTGGCGCAGATTGCGCGGCTTTCGATGGGGTTCTGTGGCGAGTCTGCGGAGCCTGTTCCAGTGGTGAACGAGGCGCTGCGGGCGATGGCGCGGCGGGCGGAGAAGTGGCCGGCGAAGTACACGGACGATTGGGCGTGCCAGGAGTTCCGGCGCGTGGTGCGTGGCATTCATCTCAACGTGGCGCGCGAGGCGGCGGCGGCGAAGGCCGACCGCGAGCTGGGCGCAAAGGAGCAGTGATGGGCAACGAGCGGGAGATTCGGAGTTACGGGCGCGAGCTGCGGGTGCAGCGCGACAGCGAGGGCAAGCCGACCCTGACGGGGACGGCGGTGGTCTACGGCTCGCGCAGCGTGGATTTGGGCGGCTTCACCGAGGTGGTGGACCCCGAGGCCTGCGTGCGCACCCTGAGCGAGCAGCCCGACGTGTATGCGCTGTACGCGCACCAGACGGGCGACGTGGTGGGGCGCACCAAGAGCGGCACGCTGCGGCTGGCCAACGACGTGCACGGCCTGCACTTTGAGCTGAACCCGCCCGACACGCAGGCGGGGCGCGACCTGTGCGAGCTGGTGGAGCGCGGCGACGTGGACGGATGCAGCTTCGGCTTCATGACCCAGCGCGACCGCTGGGAGGACATGGCTGATGGCTCTGTGCTGCGCACGCTGCTGGACATCGACCTGCAGGAGATCAGCATCACGCCGTTCCCCGCGTATCCGGCGACCTCGGTGAGCTTGCGCACGGCTCCGCTGGAGATGCGGGCGCGGATTGAGAAGCGCGAGGATCCGGCGCCGACCGTGGAGCCGGAGCAGACCGAGGGGCAGGACGTGGCGTGGGCCGAGCTGGTGGGCCGCGCGCTGGACGAGACGACGCGGCGCTAGAAGGATGTTGAAGCCGTACTACGAACACGCCGGAATCACGATTTACCACGGTGATTGCCGGGAAATCCTGCCGACGCTTCCGAAGTGCGACCTGCTGCTGACTGACCCGCCATATGGGATAGGCCGAGCAAATGGAATGGGCGTTAAAGGGTATGACGGGTTTGGTCGAGGGGCTATCCGTAAGCCCCGTACTTACGAGGGTGATTGGGATTTAGATTCTCCGTCAAGTGAAACGATTGCTTTATGTTTGGAATCTACTTCAACTGTAATTTTGTGGGGCGGTAATTATTTTTCACCATTTCTACCATTAGGTAAAAAGTGGCTTGTTTGGGATAAATGCCAGACAATGCCTTCTTTTTCGGATGCCGAATTGGCATGGACTAATTTAGGTGGTACGTCAGTAAAAATGTTTCGTTTCAACGGCTCAGGATTGATGGCAGTCGAGCAAGAGCGTTGGCATCCCACACAAAAACCACTTGCGCTGATGAAGTGGTGTTTGGCGGCAGTTCCTGATGCAAACATAATCCTCGACCCATTCATGGGCAGCGGCACGACGCTCGTGGCCGCAAAGAATCTAGGCCGAAAGGCCATAGGCATAGAGATTTCAGAGAAGTATTGCGAGGTGGCCGCCAAGCGGCTCTCACAAGAGGTATTCGCGTTCGGGTGATGCCCGGGCGGCAAGTCGCAGGAAACGAGAAATAAACCCCGGCGCACAGGCTGCGCGGCCTTCGGTGGCAAGGGGCAAGCGGACAGGACGAAACGGCGGCGTGCGGGGAGCGATACCCCGGCGGGTGGCCGTGGCACGACCACTTCCTTTCAGGAGAACAGAGACATGGAGAACAACACCGTGAAGATGGACGAGCTCATCGGCCAGCGCAAGCAGCTGGTGACCGACGCCCGCGCCGCCGCACTGGCCGGCGACAAGGAGAAGACCGAGAAGATGCTGGCCGACGTGGCCGCCATCGAGGCGCAGATCGAGACCGAGGAGCGGCTGGCCGCAGCCGAGGCGAAGGAGTACCGGCAGAACCGTCCGGCGCGCCCGAGCTTCGAGGCCCCGACGCCCGAGGCCGAGGCCAAGCGCGCATCGAAGGAGGCCTTCGAGCAGTACATCCGCTTCGGCAAGGACAGCCTGAGCGCCGAGCAGCGCAAGGCGCTGGGCAGCGAGCGTCGCGACATCGTGACCTCCAGCCCGGGCAGCGGCCAGGTGAGCGGCGGCTACCTCATTCCGCAGGAGTTCGACAGCTTCCTGACGGAGGCGCTGAAGGAGCCCGGCACGCTGCGCAGCGCGGTGCGCCTGAAGGTGACCGACAACAGCGGCCGCCCGATGAAGTTCGCGACCTGGAACGACACCGGCAACACCTTCGCGACCGTGAGCGGAGAGATTGCGGCGCTGACCGACGCGAACGACCCGACCATCACCGGCGCCATCAGCTACGTGGACACGCTGGCGCGGCTGGTGAAGGTGAGCTACCAGGAGCTGGAGGATTCGTCCTTCGACCTCGCGGAGCTCATCAACAAGGCCTTCGTGGTCAGCCTGGCGCGCACCGTCGAGGCGGACATCGTGGCCGGCAACAGCTCCAACATCGCGGCCATCGGCAGCGTGGTGGACAGCAGCAAGAAGGTGACCAGCGCCGCATCGGGCGTGGTGGCCTACGCCGACTTCATCTCGGCCTACGGCAAGATGGACGCGGCCTACGTGCCGAAGTC